GAACTCGATGATGTGTGCAAGGTTCTTCCGAGAGTTGAATCCGCGGTATCGGCCGGAGCCCTTGCCCTTGATCGCGACCCCGACCCGACCGATCAATTCGCCCTTCTGCTTTCGGACGGTCCGGTCGATCTGAGCCTTGAGCGCTCCTTCGTCTCGAGAGGCGAGAGATCTGGCGGTCTGCTCCATGTCCTTCGTCTCTTTGGTGATGGCGGCGCGACGGATCTTGTCCGCCTCCTTCTTCCCAAGTTCAGAGAGAGCCCGCTGGAAGGCCGCGGCGCCTTCGAGCTGGATTTGGACGTTCAGATCTGAGACTCCCATCAGACCATCTCCCTCGCTTGGATCTCGATCATCTGGTCGATCTCTCGGCGGTTGAGATACTCAACGACCTCGAAGGTCCGGGAGTCGTACACCAGGCGAGACGTCGCGGAGACGTTCGAGGTATATCTCATCGTGATCTTGTGAGTGATCCGAGCCTTGGTCTGCTCGGCGTTCTGGAGTTCTGTTCCCCGTACGGGATCGATAGAGGCCCAGACCGTCTCGGCGGTCGAGAAGGACGCGGACCTTCCGCCGAAGTTGTCGACGCTCATCGATGGATTCTGGATGGCGACTCGGTGTCTGAGAAGCCCGGCCCGCATCAGAAAGCCTCCGCGACCCGATACTGGAGGATCAACCGCTCGACCCCCATCGGGACCGGAGCGAAGGTATTCCCCTTCGGATCGACTGCTTCGCGATGCTCGTAGTAGTGAGCCGCCAACATGAGTACCGCTTGGATCAGAGGTTCTGGGACATCGGTCGAGGCCGAGCCGTAGCCGGCGACCGCGGTGATCGTGACGGCCTGCTCTTGGTCCAATGTCGACGGCCATTCTTGGCCCGACTTGAGATAGATCCTTCCAGGGTCTCGGATGGTGTCGACCGCGTAGACGTCTGTCGAGAGGGTCTGGGATGCCCCATTGGCGTCCAAGTAAGAGATCGAGGTCACTGAGCCCAGAGGAGAGACTGGCGAGTAGATGACGTCCCCATGCGGGAACATATCGAAGGAAAAGGTGTACGTCGCGTTGATCAGTTGCCGGCGAGTCTCGTTCTCGACGTAGTTCGTCGCTCGAGTGATCAGAGAGTCGACGAGTGTGTCCTCGTCCGAATGCGAGATCCTCATCCAAGTCTTCGCAGTCGCGGTCGAGGCGACGGCCGCCGCGGGGCCGGTCGAGATTTTGAGTCCGTAGTCGTGTGAGTTCATGCGGTCCTCCCCCTTCTGTTCGGCATAAACGAAGAAGGGGCTCCCGAAGGAGCCCCAGAGGGTATTTGGATGTCAGGCTAGGTTTAGCCCATGACCAGGACTTTACAGGCCGCGGTGTTGAGGAGTTCGCCGTCGTTGAAGGCGATACCCCGGACCCCGACTTGGCCGCTGGCGGCGTACAGCTCGTCGAGTCGTGAGAACTCGAAGCCGCCGAAGTCGACGATCTGGTAGTAGGAAGTGTCACCGAAGAGGATCGGCTTGAGACCAGTAGTCAGAGCGTCGATGTTGTCCGACTCGTAGACCGGCTTCCCGAGCAAGGTGTCAGGAGCGGCGCCGAGACCAGGCGTCCAGAGGTAGTTCAAGGAGCCCGAAGTCGTGACGGGGTTCTTGAGCTGGCGGATCGCCTTGGCCGCTTCTGGGCTCATGACCCAGTTGGCAGTCGGAGCGGAGCGGTACTGGACCGCGACGGAGTAGAAGAGATCGATGATCTCGTCGCCGGTGACTTCCGTAGCCGAGGCCGCGGTCACACCAGTAGCGGCGTTGTCGAAGATGCCCCGAGGAGCGTTCGAGTTGTCGCCGGTCAAGAAGGCAGCCAGTTCGGCGGTCGCGAAGGACCGAGCGAAGCTCGAGGCGATGTATTGCTCGAGTTGAGCCGCGGAGAAGGTTCCGGTGTAGTTGAGGAGTTCCTCGGAGACCTTCATGATCCGGCCCAAGCGGACTGGGTTGAAGGTGACTTGTCCGAAGGAGTGATCGCTCTCACTGATATTGGAGCCTTCGGCGCCGTAGGCCGCGGTCCCGATGGAGGACTCGGTCGCGAATGCGGTCTTCTGGGAGACCTCGACGCCCGTACCGATCTGACGCATGAAGTTAGCTTCTTCGCGGAGTTGGCTGATCATCTGGGAGACTTGAGTCGTCGCCAAGTTGCCGCCGGCCGAGCCGGTTCCGATGGACAGAGCCCGCAGTTCGCGCTCGGAGAGACGCTCGCCGGAGATGTTCTTGAGGAAGGCGTCTCGGTACTCTTCCGAGTCGACGGTGACAGCGCGCTCTTCGACTTCTGGGGTGAGGTCGACGTTTGCCATCTCGGCTTCGCGAGATGCGGTTCGTTCTTCCAGGGAGATACGATCTTCGAGGCCGCGGATCTCGGCTTCGATCTTCTCAAATTTCTCGGTCTGGTCAGCGTTCAGGTGAGCGGAGCCGTCGTTCTGAGCGGCGTCCAAGATCGAGCGCTGTTCCATGATCAGAGCGGCGCGCTTCTCTTTGAGTTCGTGAATCTTCATTTTAGAAGTTCCTTTGGTTAGATAGTCAAAAAAAGAAACAGGCCGCGACGATCGACGGATCGGGTTGGTCTGAGATGTTTAGGCCGGACGATCGACGGATCCCGCTGGCGGTTGCCAGACCTAGAAGACCTGAGCCGAGCGAGAGCCCAGCCCAAGCCCGGAGGGTCGAGATTCTGTTCGGTTATCCCTCGTTCATGAGGACGCGGAGCTTGGCGAGTTCGACGGACATCCCGCGATCCCGGCGACAGTGTTCTCGATTGAATCGACGGACAGCGACCGATGTGTCCTCGTAAGCCGGGAAAGAGACGACGGAAACGTCGAAGAGGTCAAGGTCGCTGATCTCTCTGATCGCCTGGCCCTCGTCTTCTCGCCATTGATCATCCCGGACGACGAAGCCGAAGGACATCGAGTCCAGATCTCCGCGACGGATGCTCTCGATGGTGTCACGGCCGACGCTGGTGTCGGGAGGATCGATCTCGACTCGGAGACCGACTTCGTCGACCAGCATCCGGAGCGTGCCAGACTTGGACCGGCCGAGGATCATCTTGGGATCGTGATCAACCAGGGCTCGGACATCATGCTCCTCGACAAGAGCCCGATCGAAGGCGCCCGGCTTGATGATCTCCTTGAATTGGCCCAGATCCCGAGACTCTGAGTCGAAGACCGAGGCATATCCGACGATGGTCGGGAGGTCTGATTCGTCATCGACGACGATGGCCCGAGATGTCCGGACCTCGAGCGCCTTGGGGTTTGCGTTCCGGTTGTAGGCGATCTCCTCGGTTGTCTCGGAGGTCACTCTCTCGTATTCGCCATGGGTCGAGCATGGCATATAGATCGTTTCTCCTTCGACGGTCATTTGGTGAGATCCGTCACAGCCAAGAGCCTCGGCCCGATCGAGTGCTTCTTGCTCGGTTGTGTACTGGTCGGTTCCGACCATTGCGCGTTGTTCGTCCATGTCTTCGCCTTTCGTGCTGAGAGGATGCTCCTCGGGGAGGAGGTCGGTGTCGTGTTTGCCCGATCGAAAGCGAAGATTTCGCAGGGCATAGAGGAAAGAGTTCACGCGGGCATAGGCCCATTGTTCGGGAGAAGTGACCCCAGGTCGGACCGACTCCGGGTTCGTCTTATAGGCGCCGATCCCTCGATCGAAGACCTGCTCCAGGACCTCCATGTTTGTCTGCTTCCGAGGATCGTCTCCGACCTCCTCGAGATGCTCCTCGAGCTTGTTCTCGAGACCCTTCTCGACGGCCGGCGTGAGTTGACGCTCCTCGAGTTTGACCTTCATCTCGTCGAGGATCTCGATCATCCGATCGGCGCCCAAGATGCCGACGGTCCCCCATTTGACTTGGGCGACAATGCCGGCAATGTTCGAGAGGTTTGGGGAGAGGTCTTCGTCCTGGAATTGGGCGCCATCCTCGAAGTGTCGAGCCGACCATGCTTCCCGTTCTCGGATCCAGTCCAAGACCGACTCGGACTCGACTCCGCGGTTGGCCCGCTTCCAGAGTTCGAAAGCCTCGTTCCCGCGGATGTTCCCGCCGGCGTCCCAGATCTCGGGGAAGTCCTCTTTCAGATCTCGAGCGTACTGGTGAGGGA